GCCAGCGGTGCGATGGGTAAGAAGCAGCGCACCGGAAGCGGAGAAGGAAACTAACCACAGGAGAAGGCGATGTCTGCACTCAGGATGGCAGAACTCGTCCTCAATCGAACCAAGGAACGCATGGCGGAGAACCATGCCCAGATGGACAAGGGCGGCGGTCACGATCAGTACATGAAGCTCGTCGGCAAGAACGCCGAGCTGAAGTGGATCCAGACCATCACCAGGGAGTTCCTGGCGAAAGTTGAAGGAGAGGATGAAGCGGATGAACTCTGAAGCGGAAGTAGTAGAGCGGCAGGAAGCGACATTGCTGGACACGTTTGAACCGAAGGAATATCCAGGCTTGATAGATCTGTGGCGCATCGCGGTGCAGATCCCTGAGCCACCGGAGGAATCTGCCGGTGGCATCTATGTGCCGGATGAGTATCGGGACAATCGTGAGTTCAGCACTTACGTTGGCATGGTTAGATCCATGGGCCCGTTGTGTTTTCAGGCAGTCACCAGATCGAAACTTGATCTAAGTCAAGCGCATGGATGCAAGGTTGGAGACTGGGTGCAGTTTGGTAAGCATGACGGTGAAAAGTTTCGGACGCAGGATGGCACCCTCTGGGTGATTCTTTCCGACACGCAGGTCATCTGTGAGACAGGTGACCCCGAAGCGTTCGACTGCATGTCTCTTTGACTGGAGAATTGCAAAGCGTAATAACAGCGACACCAAGTCGTTGCGGACTAGGAGAGCGAGGATGGCTAAGGCGCAACGGGACAAGATCGAGTACGATTTTGATGATCTGCGACGGAACACGGATCCGATACCAGAAAACGTACTTGGCGAGCTTGGGCTTGAAGATGAGGATTTAACCGAGACCGAGCGTCATGACGACACAAAAGCCACGGATGACGATAAGCTGGAGTTGGAGAATGAGGATGACCTGGACGATGAAGGAGAGTACAGTCCAGCGAAGATGACCAAGGCGATGCGGAAGCGTCTCGTCAAGGTCAAACGTGATGCGACCAGGGAGATCGCCTCCGCCAAACAGGAAGCCGGCGAGACCATCTCAAAACTGGAAGAACGGATTGCTTCACTGGAACAGTCAGGGAAGACTGATGAACTCGACAACGAGTTCGCTGGCAAGCTCGAAGATATTGAATCGCAGATCGAGACTGCCATGGAGGATGGCGACAGCAAGAAAGTCGCATCCCTCACCAGACAGATGTCTGAGCTAACTGCGGACATGCGCGATAAGAAGCGCGAACTGGAAGCCGAAGCTCACGATGAGCCGGATGACCTGGACGACGCAAAGAAGCCCAAGGTCATACCACGAGCCATGGAATGGATCGAGGAGCAAGTTTGGTGGGATGACGAGGATCTCGGACACGTTCGAGCCTACGTTCGTAAGGCGGACCTCGCCTTGCAGAAAAAAGGATACGACCCCCACGACGACGACTTTTACGAGCAGCTTGAAGCTCTCGTTGAGGAGAAGTATCCAGGGATCGTGGAACACACGATGGACCTGGACCTCGACGAGGAGGAGGAGGACGAAGATCTCGATCTCGATCTCGACGATGAGGATGAGTTCGATAGCGTTCCCTCGAAGAAGAAATCTGCTCGTCGAAAGAAGAAGCGGGGCCGGGTAAGGAGCCCGGTGTCAGAGGGAGATCGAGGAGGGGTCTCCAGGACGAAGAAGAAGTTCAGGAAGAAAAAAGGGAAGACGTTGAGCCGCGCCAGGGTTGCGAACATGAGAGCGTTCGGCCTGGATCCAGAAGATCCGGCTGCGGTTGAAAACTACTTGGAGGGCTGTGACTGATGGCTACCAATGCAAAAGAGCAAGCTCGAAATCAAACGGAGAAGCGGAGAACGGAATCAGCCCAGGGAAAGAAAGAATCCGGCAAGCAGAAAAACGCTCCGGAAGCCGTGGTCCATGCGGATGAGAAGGTCCACGATGAGAACACCGACAGGGACATGGATGACCTGTACGCAACGGAAGGAGAAAATGAAGTAACGGAGTGGCGAAGGCATTCAGACTTGGATGCGCCACCTGCCAGGGATGGATATGTGAATCGTTTCATTCGGATACGTCTGGGAACGGTTAAGGATACAGCCCGACTGAGTAATGCACTTCGAGAAGGATGGAGGCCAGTCAAAGCGTCAAGCGTTGACAGCCGTTCACTGCCGACCATCAATATCGACCAGTACGGGGATGTCATCGGCGTAGAGGACTTGATCCTATGCGAGATGCGCGAGGCTGTTCACGCTCAGAGGAAGAAATTCTTCAAAGATAAGCAGCAGAGACAGAATCGTGCCATCGAACGCCAACTGAAGGGAGTGTCCAGGGAAGATGTATCAGGCTTCGGCCCGATCACCTCGACCAGGCACTCGCACGTTACAGGTGGCTCCCTACCACGACAAGTGGAGGTAGCCGATGATGATTAACCGGAGGTATCCGAATGACAAACGTGGATCGACCGTTTGGCTTTACAGCCACTCGCCACGGTGCAGGCGGAACTCCCCAACGGCTCGGATCGTATGAGATCGCGAATGGTTTAGCGTCAGATATTTTTTCAGGTGACCCCGTTGTCATCCTGGGATCTGGCCGTACCATCGACATCGCGACAGCCGGCAACACGAACCTGATCACAGGTATCTTTGCCGGTGTTCGTTATACCGATGCCAACGGGGATGTTCAGTTCAGGCCCTTCTGGGCCAGTGGCACCGTTGGTACTGGATTGCAGCGTGGTGACGACAATCCAGAAGCCCTCGTTTACGATGACCCAAGGAGTGAGTTCATCGTACAAGTCAGCGCATCTGCTGGCCTGGTGGTAGCGGATGTTGGGCAGTTAGCCAACTTCGTTGCTGGAGCGGGATCAGCATTTACAGGCCGATCAGCGGCTCTCCTTGACCAAACGACACTGAACGCTTCGGCGCGTCAGTTCCGTATTCTTGGTCTGTCGAGAATCCCTGAGAATGACTATGGTGAGTTCGCGAAGGCTCGCGTTCTGATCAACAATCATAGTTACGGCCAACTAGCAGCAGCGGGAGTCTAATCATGGCTATGAATCGAAGTGACTTTCGCAAGCAGTTGCAGGAAGGGCTGAACGCAGTCTTCGGCATGGAGTACAAGCGGTATCCAGAGGAGTGGCGCGACATCTTCGACATCGAGCGATCGATGAAAGCATTCGAGGAAGACGTACTGCTCGCTGGCTTCGCTGGTGCGCCAGTCAAGCCCGAAGGCGAAGGTGTGGCATACGACCAGGGGGCAGAGAGTTACGTCGCCAGGTACACGCATGAGACGATTGCATTAGCATTCGCAATCACCGAGGAGGCTGAAGAAGATGGCCTCTACGGCAGTCTCGGCAACAAGTATGCTCGTGCCCTTGCTCGCTCACATCAGCACACCAAAGAAGTTAAGGGTGCTGATATTCTCAACAACGGATTCGACGCCGGCTTCCTTGGCGGCGACGGTGTTCCGTTGTTCTCCTCGCTTCATCCGCAGTTCGGTGGAGGTGTCCAGAGCAACACCCTGGCCACACCTGCTGACCTTGCAGAGGCATCACTGGAACAGTCAGCGATCGACATCTCAGAGTTTGATGACGACCGTGGCATCCCGATCGCAGCGCAGATCACGAAGCTCATAATTCCGACCGAGCTGCAATTCGTGGCTACGCGGATCTTGATGTCACCGTATCGCACGAACACTGGCGATAACGACATCTCTGCGATCTACACTCTGGGCACCGTAGGCGACGGATTCTCCGTGAATCATCGCTTGACGGATCCGGACCAGTGGACTCTCAAGACGGACTGCCCCGATGGGCTGAAACACATGCTGCGTAAGAAGATCAGCCGCGGCATCGAAGGCGACTTCGAGACCGGCAATCTTCGCTACAAGGCTCGCGAACGGTACAGCTTCGGCTGGTCCGATTGGCGTGGTGCATACGGCTCGCCAGGTGGCGCGTAAGAGATAAGATCGGGGTTTTTCTAATACTCCCCCTGATCTGAACCGGGATCCCGGCTGTGCCCATGGTTTTGCGCCAGCCGGGAATCCCTTTTGCACGATTAACGAGCAATGGACTGCTCTGCCCTGGAGGGCTGTTATGAGTAGGCACACAATCACCCATGCGGATGAAATCTTCGTGGGAGCCCCGCAAGCAGGCGGGAAAAACAATGCGAACAGAGGTGTGGAAGTTGCATTTCTGCATCAACAGGCAATCCTCAACGCCATAGCCGGCGATGTCGATGGCCTGGTAACAGCGGCAGGATCCGGTGCCACAGCGGCAGCCGGCGACGTACCGATCGATGGTGCATTTCTGAATGCCGTGACTGGCTTTGGTGACATTTCCACAGCTCGTAACCTGGAGATTGTTTCCAGCAGTGCGAGTGACACGACCCAGGTCTTAACGATCTCTGGTCGGGACATCGTGGGCAATCCGCAGACTGAGGAGATGACGATTAACGGTACGACAGTTGTGCCTGGCGTGAAGTGCTTCTCGGTGATCGAGTCGATCACTAACTCAGTGATCTTTGTCGGTAACCTCACGGTGGGCACCAGCGTCACACAAGCGAACATCTTGCTTGGCCTGGATGCTGGCCTGGAGGCCCTGGCCGACGCAGTTCACGCTTTGACAGGTGCGGGTGTTGTGGCAGAGGAGGGTGGACTTTTCGTAGTTGCGGATGCCACGGCTCCAGCGACAGCGGTCACAGGCGATACGAAGGGCGGCTACACTCCGGCTGTTATTCCGGATGGCTCGCTTGACTACATCCTGTGGTATCACCCGATTCTGACGAAGGATGGCTACGGGCAGAACTTCTCTGGCTAACTAGGGGAATGACATGAGACAGAATGTCTTACAAATTGACCCCTACGCAGCGACCGATGTAGATTTTGTGGCGGTTGCACAGACGCCAGCGGCGGGAGGCGAACAGGCTCTCACGCTTGTCAGTGCTGTGGTTACAATGGATACACCTCGTCAGGTGTCGATCGTCTCAGCGGCGGATGAATCAGGCCGCGTGTTTCTGATCACTGGCACCAGGCGCGATGGCAAGCAGGTTGTCGAAGCAATCGTTGGCGCAGCCATTGGCACGGTTACGACCGTCCAGGCATTCGCCACGGTTACCGAGATCCTGGTTGACGGTGACACGACTGGTGCGGTTAGTGCCGGCATTGTCACTGTGGTCTCGACCTCCTGGTTCCCGCTCGACTACATCAGGAATCCGGTCAATGTTGGCATGGTAATCACCGTTGGTGCTGCCGTGGCTGATCTCACTGTCGAACTGACGCTATCGAACCTCCTGTCCAGGAGAGGCAATGACCCGCAACCAACGGTCGGTACTCACCTGGGCTCGAAGTTCAAGCTGTTCTATCCGACAGTGAATGCCATTGATCACGATACGATGGTGAATGTCGTGGCGGATCAGTCAGGCAATATCGCCTTCCCGGTCAATGCTTTACGGTTGGTCTCGAATGCGGCATTGACCACGGCTTCGGTGTTCCTGGAGGTCTTGCAGGCTGGACATAGGGGAGCGTAACAATGGCCACAACGGGTACGTTCATTACGGATCCGAACCTGGCCGCTTACGTTGACGAAGCGGTTGAGAGAGCTGGGCTCGATCTCCAAGAGATTGTGTCCCAGCATCTCATCTCTATTCGGCGTTCGGTCGGTTTCATCTTGTCGCGGTGGTCCAACAAGGGCTTCCGTCAATGGAAGTTCACGCAGGTCGATCACACGACTGCGGTGGACGAGAACTTCTTCGATCTGCCGGCAGGCACGATCGATGTGCAGACCGTGGTGCTGCGCCGGAATGGCGTGGACACGGAGATGTATCCCATCTCCAGGTCTGACTACCTGATCATCCATGACAAGACGCTGACCGGCAGGCCGGATCGATACTTCATCGATCGTCGGAGAGATACCGAGACCGCCACTCGCGTTCAGATGTTCTATTGGCTGAGCGGCGAGAACATCACTGACAGGATAATCGCGAATGTCTATGGGCAGATCGAGGATCCAGGAAATGCTCAAAATACCCTGGATATTCCGTTCCGCTTCCAGGAGGCATTCGTGGCTACCTTGGCGGCGAAGATCGCACAAAAGTACGAACCAGATCGATTTAGAGACCTGGTAGCTGAGGCTGAGGTACTGTTCAACGAAGCCCGACACGAAGATGCCGAGAGCGCACCAATGGTCATCTCGGTCAACTACGACCGATTTTATGGGAGACGATAATGGTAAGTAGA